GAATTACCCGACTTTGATTTCTTATGTGGAGGCTTCCCTTGCCAAGCGTTCTCTATTGCAGGAAAAAGACGAGGATTTGAAGACACTAGAGGAACTCTCTTCTTTGATATCGCCAGAATTGTGCGTGAAAAACAACCCCGTTTACTATTACTTGAAAACGTCAAAGGGCTACTCTCTCACGAAAAGGGGAGAACGTTTGCTACAATCATCTCCACGCTTGATGAATTGGGGTATGATGCGGAATGGCAAGTGCTTAACAGCAAAAATTTCGGAGTCCCCCAAAACAGAGAGCGAGTGTTCATTATCGGACATCTTAGAGGAACAAGTAGACCAAAAGTATTTCCTATCAGAGAAGGCAGTGAAAGCAATCTTAAATACTGTGGAGTAGTAGATAATATAAAAAGATGGAATAAAGAATGTAAAGGACAAAGTAGAGATTTCTCTCAAGGACAACGAATATATAGTACAAAAGGAATAAGTCAGACTCTTGCTGGTAATGCTGGAGGACAAGGCGGTAAAACAGGATTATATCAACAAAAAGATTTAAAAATAAGACGGCTAACCCCTAAAGAATGTGAAAGATTACAAGGATTTCCTGATGGCTGGACAGCCGAAGGAACAGAAGGGAAAATATCAGACACTCAAAGATATAAAACACTAGGCAATGCAGTAACTGTGAATGTAATAAGAGAAATTATGTTAAGATTAAATAACTAATATAATATAATGGAAGTAGAATTAGATAATGAAATATACGAATTAATAGATAACTACCAAAATTGGGGTGGCGATGAAAGTGCTGTATTTCATTTAGCTAATTATTTTATAGAATTATTAGAAGAGCAACATCCAGAATTATTTAATAACTAATATAATATTATGAAAGATAAATCATTGAAAAGGTAGAGAGAATTTGGTAGCAGCCCCCTTCTCTTTATCCTTTCAGTGATTTAGTTAGGAGGGGAACATGAATCATTGTGGTCAACCAATGATACACGAATGCTGGTTCTCATGGTACGCAGGTGATATCGTAATTCATGGAGAGGTCTTGATCTGTGAAACCTGTGGCGAGAAAGAGCATATCGTTACGGAAAGGAAGCGAATAAATGAAACCTACAACAAGGAGCGTGCAGAAGCAGAATATCATGGACCAGTTGATGGCAGAAAATCCTGACCTTCAACCCACCTTCGGCCTCATCGTGGCTGTGCTGATCGTAGCACTGGGCGAATGGCTGTTCGGAGAAGCTGATGCAGTTCAACGCAGTAGATGAGTGGTTGATTTCGTTCTTTCAAATGTACCCTTGGGTACGACCCACTGTCGCTGGTGTCGTAGGAATACTGGGCATCGCATATGTCCTGTACCTATGGTCCAAGGACAGGCAAGACACCCCACATTTCTAGTCCTACCCTGGGCAGAAAACAAGTTTTCACTGGGGTTCTTGTATAAAAAAACACCCAGACCATTCTTAAAATAAATATATGCTAACAAGAAAAGCAAAGCTTATGGCTTGGCTACGCAAGAACTTTAATTATAAGTGGCCATATTGTAGATTCAGTGGGACCATAGACTATATGCCTCAATGTTTACATTGTAAAGGTAAAGAATCTGATGTAGCTGATTATTGTGGAACATGGAAGCAAAAGATGTATGGTAAAAAAGAATAAAGAAAAACCCCCGAAGGGATCGGGGGCTAAAACTATGAAAAAAAGCTTTCACCTTTTTATTTTAAATAGCTAATAAATAATTGTCAAGAACCATGAACAATAACAACAAAAAGCTCTATTTTAAAGAGCATAAAAAATCAAAAACATCCTTGCTCTTAAGAAGAGTTATGGATGGGGAGGAGAAAACTGTTAAAGAGTGGGTAGAGGAATTAAATTTTAACAGTAAGTCTGGGCTCTATGGAGCTTTAAGAAATTTAAAAATGAGGGGCTATGTTTTAAGACCCGTTGGTTATAGACATAGCTTTAGTAACAAAAACAAAAGAGAAGGAATATTAAAATTAATTACATTAGATAAGGTTGATAGTAGAATTGCAACAAGACAAAAATATAATAACTGTACTTTACCTCATTTAAAAAATCTTATTGATGAAATCAGTATTATACTTGAACATCACCCTGAAATGAGTAATGAGTTAGAAAAATACATAAATGATTTAGCTATTTTATGTATGGAAAAAAAGAATGAGCATTTAAAATCAATAGCTATTAAAAACAAAGGACCTTTTATGAGTTTTAAAAATGAATTTTAAAGAATAATTATATGAAAACAACAACCAAGAAAATCAACAATCTAAAACCAGACCCAAACCAACCAAGAAAGATCTTTAATCAAGAAGCCCTTAACTCCCTTGCCCAAACCTATAAGGTTGAAGGCGTAATCAATCCTATTGAGATTGATGAGAACAATATGATAATTACTGGTGAGCGTAGATGGAGAGCTGCTAACCTAGCAGGATTAAAAGAAGTTCCTTGTATTATCAAGGAGAATCTAAAGCCATACGATAGATTTAGACGACAGATAACAGAGAATGAAAACAGAGAAGACATGAATGCTTGGGAGAAAGCTACTGCGTATAAGAGATTACTTAAGATGAAGGGGTATAAATGTCCGTCCGACGGACAATTTAATAAAGGTAGAATTGGTAATGGAATTAGAGAACTAGCAAGAGAACTTGGTAAAAGTAAAAGTCATGTTGCTGAAATGTTAATGCTTCTTCGTGAACCAGACGATATTCAAAAAGCCTTAAAGAAAGGCACTGTAAAACCTACTGCTATTCATGTAGCAAATACAGTTAAAGACAAGGTGCTTCAAAATAAACTAAAGAAGAAGATTGTTAGTGGTGAGATTAGAACTAAAGATGGAGCAAGGTTTATTGCTAGTGGTATTGATAGGTCAGATAAAGAGACAGGTAAAAGATTATTGAATAAAGATTATACTGGTAAAGATGCTTACCAAGTAGCTGAAGAGGTAGCCGCTGAAGCTCCTGCTTTACATCATAAAATACATGAGCATGATAATGCTGTGTCTCGTCTTAATACAGCTATTAATACTATTAAGAAACATCTTGATGAGGATAAGGTGCCTAACAAAGTACGACCAAAGTTAATGAGCTTGATGGTAGAATTAAATAAGAGATATAAAGATAAGTTAATAAATGTCTAATACAATTAACTATGCTAGAGATACGAGATCAGAAGCTAAGATGTTAGAGGACTTTAAGGTTGGTAAAGAGAATGAAACATTAGCAATAGAGCTATTAAAAAAGGAACTGATATGGAAAGGAGAGAATATACAAGGAGTTGATTGTCAACTAAATGAGGTTGACAGTCCAGGTGAGTTCAGAACATACAGCCCAGATGCAGAGTTGACGCTACACATGTATGATAGTAGGTCATTGCGGTTAAACGTAGAGGTTAAAGCAACGGGCTTCAAGCTATTAGACCCGATCTTTATAAAAGCAGGACAAGTATACTATTTAAAGCAGCACCCTAATCCTTACTTCCTAATAGCAGACGTTGAGAAGTTTATCTTTAAACCAGTAGATGAACTGTTAGCAGGCATAGAGCCTGAACCTGTTGAAAGGATGGGAGGTAAAGAGTTCTATTTAATACCACATAATAAATTATTTTTTAACACATGGACCTATGGAGCAACATTCAAAAGACCAGAAAAAAACATTCATGGAAATCTATCACGAATGTAAAAAAACAAAAGACTATGCTCGTCTTAAGCTAGAGGCAGAGCAATGGTTTCACGATCATGATTATGTACACACTAAACATTTTGGGTGGGTACCTAAGGATGACACTAAAGAACATCTGTTTTTAGCAGGAGATCAAGGCATACCAACACAGAATGTTAATAACAAGGATGGTAGATTAATAAATATAGTTGCTAACGCATACTGGAGATGGAAGACAACAGTTAAAGGTAGGTCATATCAAAAAAGTATTAAAGAAGAACACAGTCAAGGTGAATACTTAGATGCTTGGGACTTGGCAAAAGAATTTGAATCGCCTGTTAAGAACATAAAGAAAGAGGAAGAGATTCCTTTCTAAGTTATCCCTTGACAAAGGTATAACAATAAGATACAATCTAATTAAGAATTAACTAATACAAACATGAGCGAAGTAAACTGGGACGAAATGGCAGAACAAACTAAGATGCCTGCGTCCGACAAAGTAGACTACAAACTACATTTCTATGCAGAGGATGGAAGTGAAGCTGACCATGAGAATGGTAAGACAGGAGTAACAAATGAATTGGAGTATGTCGCAGCGGAACAGGAAGCATCACCTAAATTTCCTGATCCAAAAGGCAGACCAATAATTAAGTTTCAATTCATTGATACTAAAGAAGGACAAGAGAAAACAATGTGGAAGCCAGCAGGCTCAAGATTCTTTGAAGCATTTGCCAAGGTTAAACCTAAGCCAGGTGATAGACTAAAGATCAAGAGAGCAGGTAAAAGTTTTGAAACTATGTATGGTATAGAAGCTATATCAAAAAAAGAATAGGTCCTCTTGATAGTTTCGTGGATGTTTTCATAGAGGACGATGGAATATTAACTCTTGATTCTAGGAGATTGTACTACTGGAACAGGAAAAGGTCCACATCTAACTAATAAATGCGTGAGAACGCAAATTTAAGCCTAATAAACACACTATATGAATGAATTAAAGGGTATCCCAATACGTCATTTAGCCACTGTTGAGTTAAGGGAAGACAGCGGTGGTGATGTACCAGCTAAAATAACTGCTTGGATTTCTACTAACAAAAGAGAACCTTTTGAAATTGTAGATATAATTACATTTCAACAGGACATTAGTAAAAAATACAACACTGCATTAATTGTTTATATAAATAAAGGGAAATAATAAACTAAATTAAAACTATGAAAGAAGACAGTAATGTATGGGAAGCAAAAGATCTAAGGATCTCTAAACAAAATGTTGGGAACAGGGCTACAGAAATAGCTTTAGCTGTTTTCAATAAGGCAGGTAAATGGGATAAAGCAGAAGAGAAATTAGCAAATGATATTTTTAATTACATTGTAACTACTGAAAAGAAAGATGAATTACTTGCTTGGATATATAAAACCAAAGGAGACAAAGTAAATAAAATGATAGAAGAACATGAATCAAAACAACAACCATTCTAAATGGAGTGTACAATATGACCAATGCCAACGATGTGGCAAAGTAGATAAGCAACATCATGCTGGTGGGTTGTGTCATACTTGTTATTTCAAAGAATATAGATCAAAGAATCCTGAACTAATTGCAGAAGTTAAAAAAAGATATGAGAAAAAAAACAAAGGTGCAATCTCCGAGTACCAAAAAAAATATCGGGCCAAAAAAAAGGAAGAAGAAGCCATGCAACCGTACAAAAATAGGCAACCAGCGGGAGATGTTAGTGAAACAACTGATGGAATCAAGGGGCTTCTTGGTAGAGAGGCCTAACAAAAGTAGGTTTCAAAAACTAGACTTCTTTAATCTATTTGATCTATGGTGTATCAATGATAAACAAAACATCTTGATACAAGTTAAGTCTAACTACTGTCCGAAACAGGTAGTGATAGACATCAAGGCATTCCCTGTACCTCCCGATACTACTAAGGAAATATGGGTATATCAAACAACTAAAAAAAATTATGGAATATGGAAGATAATACCGTGCTAACAAAAGAAGTCAAAGAACTTCTATATCAATTATATGACAAGGAACTAGAACTAAAGATTGAATCCGATAAGATTAAAATGGAAAAAATTAATTTACCAGCCCATAAACAAAACTTGCATGCTGATACAGGAACTGTACCATTACAGATAGAGATTAAAAACATTAAAAAAGAATTAATTAAAAACAATTATGGCGAAAGGAAACTTACAAATTAGAAGCGTACCTTCTGTTGGTGAAGTAAGAAGGGAGTTTTCTAGTGATGCAGATCCAGACACTAAATTGATTTGCATTAAAAACAAACACACTGGTGGTAACTGGTTAGTTAAAGATCCCAGTCAAACATTAGTTAAGCGTAAGAGAGTTTTTAGAAAAGACAATCAATGCTTATCTTTTATTAAAACTAAATTAAACGTAAAGTAATATGACAAAAACATTTATACCAAAAGAAGATCAAAGACTACCAGACAGTTTCAAAGTGGTAGTTAGTTTTGTAACAGGAGAGAGTGAAGAAATAGAAGTAGCATCTACCTTCGCACCTCGTAATGGAATCATAGAGGTATGGACTAAGGAAGACACATGTAAGTATCTAGTAGTAGAGAATGTTACTAAGCTAGAGTTTGATAAGAATTTTTCTAAGATCGTAGCAATTAGAAAAGAACAAGAGGCAAAGGCATTAGAAGAAGAAGAAAAGAAACTAAATAAAAAGAATGAAAAAAAAGATAAAGCAAAATAAAGAAGACAAGTTCAATGTATTCAACATGTTTACTCGTAAGAAGTTTACTGTTGATGATCTTGTTATGTTTATTAAAGGTCAGTTTGTTTTATGGAATGAGAAGATGGATCATATTGTTAAACAGAACGAAGAACTATTACTTGAGATCAGAAAGAACAGAGACGTATGGCCTAGTAAGACAAGTGATATAAATAAACCAAAGAACCTTTATCAAGATAAAGAAGAAGAGATACCAGAAAGAGTTAAGCGATACCCTAAACAAAAATAATATGGCTAATGTATTAGGAGAAAGAGTTTGGATTAAGGACGGAGAGAAGGATGGACACTGGGAATATAGAAATTCATCCGACAGAGTCAGACTAGATCAAGAAGCAAAGGTAAGAAACTATAAGATTAAACGAAGCATTAAAGAAGCTAATCAAAAGAAAAGGCAACAACAAGCAACAGAAACAGCAACGCTTACACAACAATATAAAGCAGGACAGATAGCAGCAGCCGATGCCAATGCAAAACTAGACGAGATTAAAAAGAAATACAGATAAATAAAGAAGCCCCTACTCAGGGGCCTCTTTTAAATTGTAGAAAGAACGTACTACTTTACAGTAGTATTCTTTGTTAGCTGTCTTGAACCGAAGTAGTAGCCTAGTACCAGCCCTGCAATAGTTGTTAGTTCGCCAATGAACTGTTTATATATTAGAACATAAACGAGAGTAGCGACGACTACAAATAATGCTAGTATAGCTCGTACACTGCCTTCGGGAAGACCCAATGGATACTTTGTCATAGTTGTTTGATTAAACTTTCTTAGATCTACTATGCTCATGGTTGCCCTTATAACTAAGAGCACCAGTTTGATCCGTCTTGTTGCTACCAGCAGGAGTAGATTTAAAGTTGCGTGAAGTGAACGCATTAACCTTTAAGTTCTTAAGTCCTACACTATCAGTAGCTTTCTCAGAATTTTTTAAACCATATCCTTCGGAGTTGGTTTTCTTCTGAGAGTTTTTCATGTCGTAACCTTTCATATTGTTTTTAATTAATTATTATCAACGTACTTTTTAAAACATTCTTTAGAACAAAATTCTTTCTACATCCATCGCATTGTACTATTCTCATATTATTTTTTAGTTAGTTTATCTTTTAAATTTTTTACTGCTCTCTTTACTTTTGTTCTTCCCCATTTTCTATTCTTTAATCTTTCAAGTTTCTTGTTTTGATTCTTATCTATCTTGGCTTTCTTTTGTGTTACCCCAGTTAATAACCTTACTTGCTCTTCCAATTCATTTAACCTTCCGTCTGTTTGTTTGATATAATTATCATACTTTTCCATAGACTCTTTTGTTAATTGATTAAGACTTGTTAATGGGTCTACTCTCTTACCATTAAGATGAGACTCCCAATGAGTATGCCATGTTGATTCTGGTTTACGATAACCTGTTCTGCCTGTATGTGCAAACTCCTGACCTGCTTCAAGTTGTTGTCCAACTTTCACAAGGATTCCTTTAGCACAATGACAGTATCTATCTTCTACGCCTGTTTCATATTTGATCCAGACTTCGTTACCATAGCCAGTCTTCTTATTTTCGTCATATTTATCTATGACTTTTGTTGGCGTACCTGCATGTAAAGTTTTCAAAGGACGTGGTCCATACGTTACTATATCTACTGCTTCATGTTTATTTCTACCTTTAATATAACTTACTTTTGTATGAAACTTTTGAGTGATCTTTCCTTCTGTTGGTAGTAATAGCATACTATTTATTAAATGTTAAAGGTGTGTCATGTATTTTTAATTGTTCTTCTATTCTAACAACTGCTTTACCTATTTCTACTTGTTCTGTTCTTATTTCTTTTATTTCTATTTTCATATCAGCTAACTGTACATTTACAAACCAAGCATAGAATGCCATGACAGCAAAAAGAATAGGAGTTGTAATACTTATTACTGTTAGAAAGGTTGATCGTTTTAAGTTTCCATTCTTATCTGTCATAAACATTATTTTATTCTCATTATAAATCTTACACGAATACTTCTTGGTTGTATGTCTTGGGTAGTTGAACCAGCAGAGCTAGTAGCTCCTGTACCAGAAGCAGTAGTAGTATTATTTGAAGGAGCACCTGTTGCACCCGTACCTCCATAACTTGTATTACCAGTACCACTATTACCTGTATTTGCTGTTCCAGAGTAACCACTATTTGCATTAGAAGAAGCACCAGTAGAAGGAGCAGTAGATCCTGTACTACCAAAACAATCTGTACAATAAGTTTGTGGAGTTGTATAAGCAGACGATGTAATACCAGTTATTCTCCCTTCTGGTGTCCAACTAGTTCTTTCAATATGTTTATAAATCAAACTTGTTCCACTTTTTAAAAGTTTAGTAGCTATTGTTCCAGAAGTATGACTATGACTATTTACTGTATGCGTATGAGCTATTGTATGTCTATGATTTGGTCCTGAATGACTATGATTAGGCCCAGTATGTCTATGATTCGGCCCTGTGTGAGTATGATTTTGCATATCGTGAGTATGACTTGGTCCTGTGTGAGTATGTTGTAAATCTATTTGATGACTAGCATTACCAACTGGAGTTATATCCCATGCAGCAGTACCAAGGTCTTGTCCAGCTTCAGTACCAAAACCTACTAAGTATCTATTAGATAAATCAGGAACTGTCTGAGCACCAATACCAGTTAAGGTATAAACCTTACCATCACAATAAGCCCAGTAGTTAATATCAAATGTTAAACCTGCATTAAAATCATAAAAAGGAATTATTGTACCAACAGGACACATTGCTTTTTCAACGTCAATAGCATCAGCACCTAATGTAATACCACCAGTAACTGTAACATCAGTAAATGCTTGAACAGCAGGCATGGTAAGACTTACATTAGTAAGGTCTAATGTACCACCAGTAGGGGCACCACTCAAATCACCATTAAGAGTTAATTCTCCAGTCATAGTAAGATCATTTGCCATTGTACCAGTAGCAAAATTAGCAGGATCTAATCCTGTAATTGTTGATCCATCTAACGAATCAAAATGAGTAGCAGTAAGACCTGTTAACCTTTTTGAATCTGTACCATCATGGTCATGTCCACCAGTAGTGTCCTTTAAAAGATAATCTAAGGTTGTTGCAACTGCTGAATTATCAATACCAACCTTAGCTTGAATGTTCATTACAGCATCATAAACAATGTTCATATCCTGTGATGTAACATAGTTTAAGCTTGTGTTTACTGGAAAAGTATCCAGTGCTCCTGTTCCATCTAAAGCATTGGCAGGAAAACTACTACCATAATTCAATGATGGATAATTTAAACTTATTGCTTCCATATATTTTTATTGTTAGTTTATTGTTTAAATCTGTCAACTTTTATAACGACTTATAAAGTATGACCTGAGCCAGACCCTCAAGACCATCTGTCTGATTAATGTTGTGATCCTTTACAGTCATATCTTTAAATAAGACCCTATAAGAGTTATCAACGGCAGTTCCATTAATATGTTCTATAGCTACAGTACCATTCCATCCCCTAGTACAGTTTCTAAATGTAGTATCTGATTTACCTATGTACTTTATTCGTTCAGTTTCTATTTGTATCTCTCCTTGTTGAGGGAATCCATCAGTAGAAACCACTGGAATAATAGAAGCATCCTCTAGTAAATTACCACTTAATGTAGTTTCTACATAATCTATATCTTTAAACACCTTAATAGTTTTAGTATTCTTAGCATTCCATAATCCACTAATAAGGTTGGCTGCTGTTTTAGTTTCTGGTGTACCGTCATGTAATTGAAGACCATCAATACATAGTAATGTTAATTGCCATCTCTTTAATGTGTCAGGGAATGGATAATATTTAGTTAGGATGTCAGTAATCTTTGGGGTAGTAGTAGGATCTATAGTTGTTAATGTAACCTTGATTCTAAACTTTCTAGCTACCACATTAGCACCACCAGTTGAAATAGGTATTCTAATACTTGTATCTCCACCTAAAAGAGTAGGTAATACTAATGAAGTCCAACTACCTGATTCTTCTAAATCATATTCTACTTCTATATCACATCCAGAATCTAATGGTTGTAATACTATCTCTACTTCTTTAATTAATTTATCTACATTAATTAAGTTAGCATCATAAATAGATGACACTAAGTATCCTTCTTCAGAATAGATACGAGGATTAATAGTTCTGATCTCACCAATATCATTACCAATGTAAAGTTCTTTATTGAATACACCTAAACAATATGTAGCTTGAGGAGCTAGATCAAATAAATTTACTCTAGCCCAACTGTCTGCTGTTCCATCATATTCATATAGATAGTTAGCTGCTGATGTAGATCGTACAGTACAGAATAATTTACCATCATGCTCTGACCAGTACACTGGATCAGACAATACTTCTAATCCACTATCATAATAAGTTTCAGATCCTGTTGGTCCACCCGTAGGATTACCAGTCGGATCAGTATAAGTAAATGAATCATACAATGAACCACCAGCCTCACCTTCAAGCTTCAAGCTAACAGTAAAGTTAGTGCCATCATAATTGTACCAATAACTAAAGTTCCTACCCATCATAAAGAAGAATAGTTTATTATTGTAAACCTTCATTCTTACTCCTGCTGTACTATCAAATCCATAAACTTCTGCTGTATCACTACCGTCATGGATATATAGCATTGAAGGACCAGCTACATCACTACCTCTCTTAGTCCAGAAGAATAAATTACTCTGATATATAACAGGCTTAGTAAGATACATGTTCACGTCTTCATCAAACTCTTTTACATCCGTCCATTCAATTGCTCCTGCTCCAATGTTCCACTCTCCTCTTCTAAGTACATTATCATACACACCATAAATATAAGTCGTACTAGCTGGTGTCCATGTGATTGCATAATTAATCTTTTCATTATATCCAGCAGGTGCCTGACTACCATCTGATTCTTGAGTCCATGAACCACCACCGCTAGGATCATATCTATAATAACCATTGGTACCTTGCATTGCATACAAATAATTATTAAAAATAACTAAATCTAATATTGCTGTTCCGCAATCATTAGCCAAAACAAATGATCCTTCAGTTCCATCATTACTTTCAAATACTTTAGTACCAGATGCTATATATATTTTTCCATTAAAAGGATGAATCACCCTAATGATGTCAGACATTACTGGAGTGGTATCAAGATTATCAGATAAGTTTCTAGATAATCTAAACTGTCCTGTCTTATAATGAATATCAATATCATGTGAATGATAATATACATTTGAGAAATCTCTCTTCTCATAATTAAAACCACCAGACCAATCAGTTTGATCTAGGCTTTTCCATATAGAAAAATCAGACAACGTCAACTCATCATCAGCTATCTGATTTACAAATGATTGAGCAACTTGGGTATTGTAACTATCTTTCTTTACAATGTAGCCAATGTCATCTATTTTTACGTCGTATTTATTTTCTATCATAATTAATATTCACCCATTCCCATATGTTTAGGTTTGAGCGGTTGAGCGTTAGCCATTAATTCTTCTTTAGCAACATTATAATAATACTGTGCTAATAATCTCACATCATTTCTTGAGATATTTTGTAGTTTAGCAGAGTAAGTATTAAATTTAGTTAGTTCATTTACTATAGCCATCATTGCTTTATGTGCTGCATAATTAAGAATTATGTCTTCAAACTCATCAGGTACATCTGTAATATTAGAATACTTTGTAGCTCCTTTAATTCTAAATATCAATCCAGTAGTTGAAGGTATATGTTTGGGAGCTAATCTAAATTGATTAGTAAATATTCTAAACTCCCTAATCAAACTATAATTAGTAGATCCTGTACTATTTTGTATCCATATTTCAAAAGGATAAAGAGTTATAGTATAAGTATCTTGATCTGCGACACTTGTTACTGATGTGTCTTCAACCTCAGTCCAAAGCTTAGGACGTTCTCCTCTACTACACCAGTTCACTGCTTGTTGTATATAAGTAGCTAACTCAGCTTCAGACCAAGTAAGATTACTTGTATCTTTAAGCTGTGTTTCTAAATTATCTCTTACTGTATTTAATGTTAAGGCCATATATTTATTTTATTATTTAGGTTGTTTTGATATATTTTACAATCGCTTTCCAATTAATTGTAGTTGCGGCTACACCTGTTACTCTAACGTCAATAGTTTGATTTCCTGCATCAGCGTTTAAAGTACAGTTCCATGCAACATTTGATTCTAGAGAAGTAATTACAGTAGTTGCTCCTTGCTGTGTTACATTACCCGCAGCATTACGATAAAAACATCCTTCTAAATGATATATAGCTCTATCAGTTCCATCAGATTTTCTGCCTAATACATAAGCCTCTACTTGAAATACATCACCTTCAGCAACATCAATAGTAGCTATATCAGTAATTGTTGCATCTGAAGTTTGTAAATAAGTATCTCTTTCTCCCTTTACTTCAATACCTACAATTTCATTACCATTTTCTAAATCAAGATAACCTTCATTAGTATTATCCCAAGAACAAATATTAGTTCCTAAGTTAGTTGTTACTGTTCCACCATCTAAATTGCCTTTATAATTAGTACCTTGATTATCAATTAAGAAATCATCTGTAATAGTACCAGTTATATAAGGAAGGTTTACTTGCCCACCTGCTGCACCAGCATTAACCGTAAATCCAGCCGCTTCATTATAAAATCTTAATGTATTACCTGTAGCACTATATTCATCTGATGTTATGCGGGAATCTGTATTCATTGTAATACCACCAGTTGGGATCCTAGTAAATACAGTTTCATTCTGTAAGGCTATACTACCCGCAGATAATATTTCTATTTTCCCAGAGCTAGCACCATCTACTACACATCCACGATTTAGTCTAATTGTAGCGTCTCTTCCTACTTCAGCAACTATACTTCCTGCACTACAAGTAAAATATGTAGCAAGACCACGATGCACACTATCAGGACCAGCAGTAAGCTTAGTCCAGTTACAAGTACAATACCAATATGTTAATGCTGACATTGCTCCCTGAAACCATCCACCAGTAAAATTAATATTATAGAATCTCATTACACGAATACTATTTCTTCTGCCACCATCTATATCAATAGTTGAATCATTGCTTATAAGATCTACAGTGTCTGTTGCTATTGGATTAACCCAAGCACCACTTGAATCTTCAGACGTACACCATATATCAGTAGCATCATTGTCATATATAACTCCATATTTACCATTCAAATTACCTGATGTAAACAAAACAGTTTTACCTATATGTTCACCAGGCGTCATTCCAGCGTCAACTGTCAACTGTAAACCATTATCTCTTGAAGAAGTATTAATACTAGAGATAGTCCAATTATTATCTACTGATGTAGTTCCATAAAAATTAATACGAGCTTGTTTAAATCCTAAAGTATAATGATTATTCCAATTAAAAGTACCAGCACTTAAATAAATATTTCTTTGTTGTTCCATGTTAATAGGAACATCTCTAAAAGCTCTATCAATAGTTAAATAAGGATAAGCAGCCGTACCATTACCAGTCGTATCATTTCCTGCTGCATCTACATAAAGATCTACTGCTGCCGTAGCTACATCGTTCCTTTCAATGTATCCCACTTCAGTATTATCATAGATAGTTACATTTCTAGAATCTTCAACATAACTTTCTGATGTACCATTTACTGTACAAGCATTATCATTACCACCAGTAGATACAGTACCACCATCAAATGTCATCTCAATATTTTTACCCAAGAAATATCCTAACCAACTGCCTGTAATATTTCCAGCTAAGTAAGGCAATTGAATAGTAATATCAGAAGTATCTGCTGGTGCTACAAAACCTGAAGAACAACTGTGAAAACGTAATGTTAAATTATCTGATGCAGAATTTTTATATACTCCATTAAATCCTTGTAATTGAATACCGTTAGCATCTAAATTTGAAAAGACTACATCATGTCCAAGAGTTAAATAAGCTCCTGCGAACAATAATCCTTTTGTTCTTGCTTGTCCATCTACTACAGAGCCATAATCTAATTCAAATCTACATTGATCTCCAACTGTCATTACATTAGACAATGTATTATTTTCTGCAAGATAACAAGTCCAAAAAACTCCTCTAGTATAAGCACCTATGGCATTTTGTTCTATATTAAAATTACAACGAACAGATCCAAAAGTAGAATAACCTACTCCAAAATAACCACCAGTAAAATTAAGATCTTGCATTATTAAATAATCAAACTGAACACCAATACGATCAGGAGAAGTTACATTATTATCAATTGTTGAATCTAATGTATGAAAAGCAAACGTATCTGCTGGTGCTGGATTAACCCATGCGCCTGACTTAGCATTACTAACATAAATAGTATCTGATGTATTTTCATAAATCACACCGTAAGTATTATTCAATGAACCAGAAGTAAATTTAATATGCTGACCAACCAAAGAATTTAAAGCCCATCCTGGATCTGGAGCAACGCTAAGTATTAATCCATTATCTCTTGAAGAGGTGTTAATACTAGAAATAGTATGTGCACTTCCTACAGATGTAGTTCCTTTTATATAATGACCATTACCTACAAAAGCATTCGTCCAATTACTTGGAAATGTAAAAGAACCAGCACCTAATTGAATTGTCCTTTGATATTCTGATCTAATTGGTACATCTTTAAAAGCACGAGCAATGGTTGCATAAGGACTACCAACTGTTCCATCTCCAGTAACATCATTGCCAGCAAGATCCACATAAACAGTTACATTAGCAGCCTCCTTGTCCCAAACATCTTCAGTAATTTCATCCATTAAAGACTGCCCATCCTCACCATTAAGATACGAGTATATATCAGATGTACCGTTTAAGTGTTTTAATCTTGATGGTGGGATATTAACATTGTCCATATTAAGATGCTGTTACAAAATAAGCTGTATCATCACCAGTATGAGTCAATCTAATCTTAGCCATTCTAATTGAAGTCTGAGTAATAGTACCTCTAGCTGGTAATCTAATTGCTGTTTTATAAGCTACTCCATCAAAAGAATATTCTACATCAATGGCTTCATCACCAGTATTAGCAATCATAAATCTTTTTGCTCTACTACCTAAATCAGTTGCTAAATCTAAAACTATAGGACTATCTCCTGCTTGAAAGGTATTATCATTATAAGTTACACCATCAGTAGCAACGCTTGTATCTGTTGTATTAACTGAAATAACTCCATCAGCATCTACTTCAATAGCATAATATTCACCATCATCAGGATTTAAACCATAAGCAACAACATCCTTGGCTCTTCCACCAACGTTGTGTTCTTCATTAGAACGCTTACTTGTTGTTTTAAAATCTTTTGGGTCTGCTTTACTCATAATTTTCTAAGTGATTTTTTTAAATCTTTTAAAGCCGTATCAAATGGCTTCTCTAATTTAGGATCATACTTAATAAAAATTTCTCTTAATACTTCTTCAGGCATTGAAGCCATCTCTTTGTCCTCATCATTTTTAATTACAATTTCTATTTTCATTTCTTTAGAAACTTCTTGAAGAATGTTACTTCTTCTTTAGCTTGGCTTAATCTTATTAAAGCATATATCCTATCTAATCTTTGTAAGCTAGTCATACTATTACTTGTATTAGCTTCTTTCTCTAAATCTTTTACTGTTGTTTTATAATCATTGTCATGCTCTTTAGCTTTCATTTCAATCCATTTGTCTATCTCAATTAATCTATCTCTGGCTTCTACTACTTGTGATCTATCTCCTGCTTGACCAAAGTCTTGATCGGAAAATAAAACTCCTAACTTCAAATGATTAGCAATCTCTGGTTCACCAAACTCATTATCAGATAAAGCATTAAAGCTTTCAGCAGGTGCACTAGGAGCTTTAGATGGAGTAGCTAATCTAATAGATCCACTATATCCCCCTAATACTTGGCTAGCAATTGATTCACTCATATTATTAATCGTAATAAATTACATATCTTCCTTTATCAGTTGAACAATCTACTTCTATACCTTCACTAAAATCAATATGTTCACCAGCAGGAAACATAACAACATAATCTGATCTACCAGTTTGTTCTGTATACATAGTTATTTATTTAATTTATTAAAACTATCAAGAAAAAGCTTTTCCCAGGTAACAGCATTGTCTTCTGCATTATATCTTTTCTTAACCCAGTTACAAGCTTGTTTTCCTATTCTACTTCTTAGCTTATTATCGTTAATTAATAGCGTCAAGTTTTCTTCCCAGTCTTTTGTATCATTACAAATGTATCCTGTGGTACCATGTTTAACCTCAAAATACGGACGCTTATTAGACACAATAGAAACTATACCTAAGGCAGAATACTCTTCCCATTTAATAGAACTTTTATAATCATTAAACACTTCATCATTTAATGGAGCTATAGCTATATCAATACCTAACTTCTTGAGCTTATAAGGGTAGCGATTAAACCTACAAAACTTAACAGTCTCACACTGAAAATCAAATGGAGAGGGGATACCAAACAATACAACTTCTATCTGTCCTTTATCTATAAACTTCTTTAAAACTGGTTCTATCATTTTAAGATCATGGTAATGAGATCCACCACCAGCAAACCCAACACATAGCTTATCTCTCTTTACTCCCTTAATCTTTTTAGCATCATCCCATAATTCATAATCAATACTATTGGGAACATAATCAATCTTATGTTTGTTAGCTAAATTCAAAGAAGCAGCAGTCTTTACATCTGCTTGTTGTAAAAAATATTTAATTAAACTTTGTGTACTAGGCAAAACAATTTGAGGAAATACAGGATTATGAGTTGGTATTACTTCAGCATCAAGAATGTCATCCATATCATAAGCAAGAACTTTCTTATGCTTCTTAGCAAATTCAACAATAGAAACATATATCCCTGGGTGATCCATATAATATCTTTGAAACCAAATCACATCAGCCCAAGCTAAATCTTTAGGATGTATTTTTTTAGTTCCCTTAATTACTGGGATCTTTTGTGTAATTCTAATATTATGCCCTAGTTTTTTTAAATACTTACAAGGTATATGAGTCCTATACCAATAACACCCAGAGCTTATATCATTGGGAAAGACTAATATATTTAATTTCTTTTTTCCTGGCATAATTTTTGTATTATATTTTTAAATTTATCTAATACCAGTCCCTCGTTCTTATAGTATCTTTTTGTTTCCTTTCCTCCATAAGACCTAGAACCATAATGGTAGAACCAAGCATCTGATTGACATACAACTTTATATCCAGCCTCCCATGTCCTTAAACACCAATCCACATCATCCCAACCAAATGGTTGATACACACTAAACCAACCCAAATCCTCCCATAAAGACTTTAATGTGGTCATTCCACATCCACTAACAGCATCACATGTATTAACTTTCCTTGAAGAATACCTCATGTTCTTACCTCTTTCTTTATGCTGAAGAAAGGGATCTTTATCTGTATCTATATATTTCATTGAATGGTTGATAGTATTATCAACAAACAATGTCTTACATCCTACAGTCCCAACCTTGTGCTTTTTAAAAGCATCTACAATTAGCTTCAGCCAACCATCTTGTTTAAAGAATACATCAGAATTCTGATATTGAACATACTTTCCCTTCGCTGCCTTTACTCCAGCATTCATTGATACAGTTGAATTACCAGAGTGAGGAAGCTTAATTAGTTTTGTATATAAATGTTTTTTATCAAAAATTTTACTCATATCATCAGTAGATTCATCATCAACTAATATAACTTCATATTCCACACCAGCATCAACAGCCCTCAAAGTTTCTAAAGCTTCTGTTAACATATCAGCATCATTGTATACTGGGAAGATTAAACTAACAATTGGTTTTTTCATTGAGATTTTATTTTATTTATAATTGCATAATCATCTTTCTCACAAGTATCTACTAATAAATCTTTTAAGTAACCTAACTTTTTTAATTCCCCAGCTACACCATGATAATTAGAATTGATAGGAACTAAAGTAACTCCTCCTGTAGTTCCTAGATTTTCATTATGTATCCTATCTAAACCATGACCATTGCTATAAAACAAATAATATTTAGTTTTACCATTATGATATCTAAGAGCTTGTCTTAAATTAAAACCTTCATTCTCATCTAGATATTTATCAGCAGTTTCTTGCCATCTGTCATCTCTATGTTTAAGTCTTAGTTCTTGAGTTACAAATGTTTGAGCATTAAAAGATAATACTGAATCAGCACCAACTAAATGACCAAACAAAATAGCAGCACAACCTCCAGCAGAGTCTCCTATAAAAACAGTATGCTTAGGTTTCTTTTCTTCAATAATCTTTTTTAATTCATTAGCAACCTTACTAACTGTATTAACTTCTTTACTGATTCCTTTCTGATACCAAGCATGATATTGATCTTTAAGAAAAACTTTTTTAGCATTAAGATCCTTTAATATATTCCAGAAGTTAAATCTATTACCAAGGCCACCAAAGGACACCATCATATTGTCATGTTTTGAATCAATAGTAACTATTCCTATCCCTCTCTTTTCCATCTCAACATTAATATATAAACTCTTATAAGTTTCATATACTTTCTCATGGTGATAATGATCTACTGGACATCTTGGAATTAATTGATGATTAAATGTTTTATGATCTAAATGAACCTTAATAGCCACGTTTTTTTCTAAAGCTATTACTCTAATACATTTGTTAGCTAGCTTAGGATCAAACTTCTCATAATTTTCTATTGTCATAATATCACCAGACTCTTGCCATTCATACATTAAATCTTCACGCAGGAAATGAACTAAATCATAATCATCTTTTATCTGGAAATATTCAGCTCTACTAGATTCAAAAACTACATCAATATCATATTCATGTAACTTTTCTTTTAAAGCTTTATGAATCCTATGATGTCTATCATTATAGTTTTTAACTACATGGAGAATTTTCATTTCTTTTTGAATACATGATAACCAAGAGCATAGTCAACTGTTTGCAATACTTCAAAGTTAGGAAGCTCTTTAGTAACTTCTTCTAACGTCCAGTTAGCAACAGAGTTAAACTCATCTGGTTCCTTGTGTTGTTTAGTTATTGGTAATTGAAAAATAAAAAGTCCTTCAGACTTTAATAGTCTGTCAGCTTCTTTAAAATATTTCTTTATTGTATCTTCTTTACAATGTTGTAAAACAATAAAAGTAAAAAAGAAATCTATTGTTCCATCTTTAACAGTGATAGAATCATCTACAGTTAAACTCCATTCTATATTCTTAGCTTTAACTTTTTCTTTTCCTTTCTCAAGCATCGTCTTAGAACAATCTACTGCTATAACTTTATCAAAGCTTTCAGCTAAATACTTAGTCATTCTTCCATTACCACAACCAAGTTCTAATAATGTTTTATTCTCTAATTCTTTTCTTTCAGTATGACTAATTAAAACCCTAAGAAATTCTCCTACTGTTAGGATACCAGATGTCTCATATAACTTATCACTATAATGCCAACCACTGGCAATGTATCTATCCTCATTTACATTAGCAGCTTCTTCCCATTGTTCTTGATGTGTCTTATTCATTTTTTTATTGCTATTAAATTATAATGTGATGGATTATTTTGTTTTTCTCCATCTACAACAAAATCATATTTACCCCATAAAATAGGTTTTAAATGTGTTATTTCAAAACCAGCATCCTCCAATAATATCCTTATTCCTTGATCTGAAAATCTCCAATAATCAGCAGTATGATTATCCATATGCCTAGCTTGACCCCAACAAGCATTAACAAATAACTTACCACCTGGTTTAAGAATACGATAAAACTCTTTCACTGCTAGCCAAGGATGATGTACATGTTCCAACAAAGCTATAGCAAGAACAACATCATACTCTCCACTATCACTAGGCATAGTACAGCAATCAGCAACTAAATCTACACCATCTCTATCAACTAAATCACAAGTAGTGTAATCAAACTTTTCTCTATACTCTTCATGGAATCTATTACCAGTACCAATATTAATAACCTTAGCTTCCTTAGGTATGCTTTCTATAAATTCAGTATAGTCTTCATTCATTTTTAAACCCTCTCCCTTCCATCTTTTTAAATGCTGCGTAAGAACATTTCTCATCCTTAATTATTATCTTAATATCTGAGATGCCAAAATGTGTACGAGCCTTTACAATTTTTTGTACCATCTCAACTAACCCAGCATACTTAGGATATTCTTCCCAGAATCCAGCAACCCAATCTTCTATTACATACCAACCACCTGGGTTCACATACTTCCATAGATTCATAAAGGTATTGAATGTTTCTTTTCTTTCATGGCATCCATCATCAACAATAATATCAAGACTACCACCACATTTAAGAGCTACATCATTTAACCTTTCATTATTGTTTTGATTACCAACGAACAAACATATACCATCACCTAGCTTTTCTTTTGGTAAAACTATATCCATCCCATATATTTTTCCTTTAGTAAAGAAATCTTTAGCCCATAATAAAGAACCACCTTTATAAACTCCTACTTCTAAATAACTTAATGGTTCACTCTTAACGTCTTTAAATAATTCCTCATACTCTTCTAACAAACCATTCTCTAATTTATCTGTATCATAATCTTTCATATAATTTTTTCCATTTATTAATTATAAAATCCCAAGACCTATCTTCTATTTGTGATCTTGTATTAAAAGTTTTAATCGCTTCAGCTATAGACTCTACATCACGATCAACTTTAATTATACTCTTATCAAAGAAATCTCCCTCAGCAGTAGTAATGATTGGTTTGTTCATAGCCAAGCACTCAGCTATGACAGCAGAGTATCCTTCTTTTACAGAAGCTAAAATAACTACATCAACTTCCTTATAGAAATAAGGCATTTCATCTTTTACAAAATCAGTAGCAACTTTTAAATCTGACTTCGTATTCTTACAAGCATCCCTTACTAAATGAAAGCCTTTGTATTCATCTATAACTCCTACAAAACCTACAGTAAAATTTCTTGGTTTAAACAAACTAATATCAATCCCATCTGGAATATAACTACACTTTAACTCTTGAGCAATCTTTCTACCAACAGCTATAGTTTCTATACATCTTTTCATGGCTTCTTGAATATCAAACCAGGGTTCTTTAATATCCCAGTTACGCCATGAACATACACTCATAATAGCTTTCTTTGGCTTCACATCCCACATAGTGATAAAAGGCCAAGCAATGAAATGAATCAGATCATATTGATCTTCCATGACTTCAAAGGCTTCTTTAGAAGACTCATGCCCATACAAAATTTCAAACTGATGTTCAGGTAAATGCTTAGCTATTTGTTTAGCTATGTCTTCTAAGATCCAATCCCTTTTATCTACTACATGGAGTATCTTCATACATTTCTTGCTATACCAATAAAGAATTTAGCATCCTTCTCATTAGATAATGATTGAAAGTCTAATCCATTTAATGACTGACCAGCCCAAGAAATATTATTATAATACTTACCAACCATTTCCATTGCTTCTTCTAAAGTAAAAGAATGTAAATGATATTCATTATCTACTTTGTCATACCTAACATTAGGCACAGAAAATATAAACATATCAGTCTTATCAACTGTATCTTTAATAAAGTTTTCTGGATTTTCCAAATGTTCTAGTGTCTCAAAAGAAACTATAACATCAAACTTCTTCTTACTTTTAGGAAGCGGCTTATTAAGATCAGTCTTCTTAAACTTGTTAGGACAATAATAAGCTAACTGTTTACAATACTCTATTGCTTCCTCATCAATCTCCCAACCTGTAAGATCTTCAGCAACATAGCTCATAAGACTCATACCATAGCCCGTACCACAAGCTGCATCACATACCTTTTTCTTCTCTACATACTTCAAGATAAAATTATATCTTGCAATGTGTTCTCTCAACAATCCTATCTGGCCATTAACCTGAGTAGGAATAAGACGTTCATAAGTGTCTTTGACTTTCTTTACTCGTTTAAACATAATTTTTTATATAGTTTAATTTTCTTTCTAGCTGCTATGTCCCAGCTATATTTATTATTTAAAAATTCCCTTAGCTCTGGAGTTGGATCAGTCATCAAAGCATCTGATATTGCTTTCGTTACACTATCCTTAGTGTTAGGATCACAATAAAAAATATTTGGAACATTGTCTGGAGTATAAGTATTTTTGGTGCAAACAATATTACATCCAGCCATTCCACCTTCTAACAAAGTATTTGGGAAAGGATCTATTAACGATGGTTGTACTACTACCTTTGTTCTTTCATAAAGTTGTATTAAATCGTTCTGTTCCATTCTACCATGATATTCAAACTTATATTTTGTACATCTCTGATAATATTGTTGGTCATGTTGTGTTCCAACAAAATGAGGAACGACTCCAATGTCTTCACATATCTCACAAACTAACTTCTGTTGTTTCCTTGGATGAAAAGAACCAACACATAATACATCTATATCTCTTTTCTTATTCTCAGAATAAAATACTTTATCTACTCCATTGAAAATATTAAAAAACTTACTATCGTAACTATCAGGTAAGCCCATTGCTTTTTTCATTCTGTCTCTTTCTTTATCTGAGAAAACAATAATAGCAGAAGCATAATCTACTATTTGTTTCACTTGATCCATGTCTCCTACATCTTCAAAGAAGATAGAAGAAACAACTAGCTTCTTACTATGGATGCTAGCCTGTACATAGGTTTGATAAGCCCAAGGAAAGTTGATACCAAATGTATGAATGATATCAAACTGTGAGAAATCTTCATTAAGCAAATAAGAAAAAACTACCTCATGTCCTAAAGCTTCTATATGCTTTTTGAAATTCAACATTTTCAGCACATCTCCGCCTAGCCAAGCATCAGGATTCCTGTTCGTAAATAATATTTGCATAATATAATAGTCTAATTGCTTCGCCCCAAGAATGAGGCGAAACGTAACAGACTATTAATCTGTAACTGCTGTAGCGAAACAATCAAGTTCAACAACGTTTGCTTGCACTGCGTTAGAAGTACCGTAAGATACGCTAGTTGCAACACCCCATTGCTGTCCATAATCATATTCCTCTTCTGACCAGTCAGGCAGTTGAGAATAACCAGAAGCAAATGCTTCTCCACCAAATGCAATACTTCGTGTTTTGCTAGCGGCATAGTTAATGTTATGGGACTCTTTAACGATTACACCATTTAATACACCTAGAGCTCCAGTGAATAGAGGATTCATTTCACCGTCAGCACCAGCATATTTGTGTACATCAGACCAGTTTAAGTCAGCAGTATTTGTTTGTAAGTAATGAGCATCGTAAGGATGGATTACTATACAATACAATTGATAACCGTTACCTACTCTGATAGGTAATGCACGATTGAATGTTAATTGAGTATGAACTTTAGCTAATTCACTAGCATCTAGTTCATCACCAAGATTCAATGTAGCATAGTTAGTTGCATCACCAGCAAATTGAGCCCATGTTCTTGCTGTAATGGCTTGAGCAAACATTAAGTTATCAAGTCTGTCAGCTAACCAATAAGCCAATCGGCCTTTGGCAGCATTACGGATATCAAAGTTTACTTTTTGTCTAGCATCTTTGTCTTCCGCTACACCATGTCTGTAACGACTAGGTGTGATTGTTAGTTGAGAAATTCTTAGTTTCTCTTCGTTACCCACTAAGGTATTAGATCCAATTTGACCAGCACCTGTTAGGTTAGAAAGCGTTTGAACGTGAATCTGATCTCCAGGTTCTTTTGTCAAATCATCTTTACGGATGATAGGGGCACCAGACCCTTGAGGTCCTTCAAAATTGTGCCAGAACATCTGTTTCTCAGCTTCAACGATAAGCTCTTTAGCCCAAATCTCTGGAATCGCTGAATCTAAATCAGTAGTGTTCGTAACGTTTAATGGATACGCCATACTAATTTAGCATTAATTTTTAAGATCGTATGGCTAGTTCCTATTTTTTATTTGCTTGTTCTGTAACTGCTCTTAGAAATTCTGTTCTTTCTTTTTCAGGAAGTTTGCCATACTCCGAATAGTGCATATTAGTAACGTCTTGATTAGCTTCGGAAGAAGCCTCTTTTGATGGAGGATTAGGAGCAACAAAGCCTTTCTTCTCTTCAGGCTTTTCTTCGCCTTCAGCTTCAGGCTCTTTCTTTTCAGAAGGTTCTTCACCTTCCTTAGGCTTATCGCCTTGTCCTAACTTCTCATCCAGAGCTTTCATCTTTTCAATATATTCTTCCTTGCTTTCAGCTACTAGCCCTAATTCGGGGTTATCCTCAAGGTATTTATTGGCCTTGGGATACTTAGAAACTAACTCAGATTGAGTAGCCTTTAGTTCAAGACGCTGAATTTCAGCATCCTTCTCTGCTAGCTTACCCTCAACATTTCGTCGTTTCTCTTCTTCATTTTTAGACTTTGCCCATACTTGGTCAAAGCGTTCCTTAGGTACTGAAGAAACCTTTTTGTCGGAGCTTTCCTCTTGCGGTGAGGACTTTGTTTCGTCGTTAGACATAATTTTTTTCGCTTACATTTTTTAAATGAGGAATGGCCTCAGGCTTCCTTTTGCGGTAGGAAGAACACCATCCTTATGTATATAATAAAACATTATATATTTTCGTGTCAACTACTGATCTAATAATTCTTCTAATTGCCGTATCTTTTTCTTTAGTTTCTTGTCTTGAGTTTTGCCTCTTTCACCTTTATCACGTTCATTAATTTTCTTTATTTCTCTTTCTAAAGCTTTTATTTCTTCTTCATGTTCATAAGCTCTCCAATCTCTTTCTTCTTCTAAGCTAAACTCTTCAGTTCTAATACCAAGTATTTTCTCTAATAAAACATCAGGCAAGCTATATCTTCGTCCATTATAATCACGATCTATTTCAACTTCACCAAGTATAGATTCTTGTAATCTTTCACCTAAATTAGTCTGCCCAGCAGCTTTTAATATCTTCGCACCAGACTGTCCTAGTAATGGTGGAGCTACTAAATCCTCAAAATATATAGCAAACTTCTTAATCTTTTCATCAACAGTATCTGTTTCTGCCCATATTTCTCTACCAGTAAACATATTTTTATTACCAAAACCAGCTACTAAAGCACTAAATACAGGGGTATTTGGTCTTAACATATCATCTTCAACTGATCCCCAAGGGAAAATATAACCTAAATCAAGGTATCTTGATCTTCCAGTCTCATCATTAAACACTTCAGGAAGCCTTAAATAAGCACCTGATTCTTGCATATAAGGTTTAAATACCTCTTTTTCTTCTTCCACTTTATCTTCTGGCGACATCTCTTCTACAAACTTCATGCCTTTACCAAACTTACTAATTTTTGTAGGAGCTTGCATAACAGTTTCCGCTACTCTAGGAATAGCTTTATATGTAAATGTTAGGAAAGGAGAACCAACAACTGGATACTTTCTTAATTTATCTACAACATCAGGTACACGACTATAATCAAATAAAGATTTCTGTGCTGATTTATAAGCTTGTAATGGATCTAATCCTTTAGCTCTCTTAGACATATAATGGGTAAGCTTAAAAAATTCTTCTTCAGCTTGATAAACATTACCAGCTTTATTAGTTACACCTTTATATCCATCCCATAATTTTGTAAATACATTTCCTCCTTTACCTTTCTGAATATTAGCTAATAGCTCTGCCATTTCAGATCCAAAGTATGTATCAGCACCAAGCCCAACCTTCTTTGCCTCTTGATACATTGGACCTTTATTAATATATTCTTTAGCAGCTTTAATATAATTATCAACTCTATGAATAGGAACTCCACCCATATCATTAAGAATTGCATTACTCATCATATTTCTAAAATGAGTAGCAGGATTAAGAACTGTCTTGTTGGCTTTCCAAGCAGCATGAAACTTCTGAATAGCATTTGAATCAGCGCCTTTATTAATCACTCTATTCAAATCCCACCATTGAGCATTAGGCACAAACTTACCAGACAAGGATCCCCATCTATCTCCTTCAGGCATTAATCTATATCCACTAGCTTCATCTCCAAGTTTAACAATATCATCTGCAGTCTTAGCCCACTTCTCACTAACAGTATTAAATAACTTAGTAAATTCTTTTATCTTAGTTTGTTCTGTTACAGTCTTTAATAAAGCATAAGCAGGATCTTTAATCTCAGTTAATCCTTCTTCAACAGCATTTAATGGTTTAACTTTATTATTAATTGTATATCCTTTGTTACCTAGATCAGAAACAATATCATCTAACTGAGCTTTGTCAGCAGCTTCAACAAATTGAGATGGGGTACCTGGACTCTTCTGATACCATACGCCCCATTTATCCTGTCTCATCTTCAAAGGATTAATTGGAATACCAGTTGGCTTTAATCCTTTCTCTACAAACTGACCAACCTTCTGACCTGTATCATATTCCAAATAAGACTTTCTAAGATATTTACCAAAGTATTTATCAAATGTTTCATCAGCTAAATAACCAAGTCTCTTTCCTTCTTCAGAAAAACCTTTAATGAAATCAACAGTTTCATGTGCAAGCTTAGTAGCAGCTTCGTCAGAAGTCTTACCACTGCCTGTAGTAATCACATCATATATTTCTTCTTTAACTTTAGTACCATACTTATTCATTTGTGTAGCCAAGTTCTTTCCTGCTGTCATATCAACTCCCATTACTCTCTCAGCAGTTTCAAGTTGATCTACAAAATCTTTAGATCTTCCAGCTTTTAAAGAGAACATAGTTAATAATTCAGAACCTTTTTGTCCAGTAGCAACTTTACTTACAAGCTTATCTACTCCCATCACTGTACTTAATTTTTTACCTTTGGTTAAAAGATTAACTCCTTTACCAACTACACCAGCAGCTTTAGCTGGAGGTATAGCCCACAATGGATCAAGAGCTACATCCATTCCTAATCCAACAGCAGTTAAAGGACTAAACCCTTCTACTCCTGCTTTCTCTGGTAATACATCCATCCATGATTCTCTACCTTTAACACCAGACACAAAGCTTTCACCAATAGTTGTTCCTGGCTTTTCCATTCCAAGAATGTTTCTACCTACACCAGCAACTCCATATTGTCCTGTTTGTAATATATCAAAGAAATCCATTACTCTACCACCAGATAAATATTCTTGTTTACCTTGTGATAATGTTGTTGGTATATCAGCTAAATCTCTTACAGCTCCTGTAGACTGAAGAGGTTGAGAAGTCTGCAAAGACGGGGAAGTTTTCTTCCACTCTTCTTCAGCTTGTTTTTGTTGTTGTAATGATCCCCAATTAATTGCCATATATTTATTTTATGAATGGTTTAACTAAAGCCTCAATAGTTTCCTTAACTACTTTTTCTGGTACACTACCAATTTGATCCAAAACTTTTGAAACCTTTTTAAATAAAGCATCATCTTCCATAAATAACTTTTCTAATACTGGAGCAGTAACTCCCTCTAAAGTTTTACCAATAATATTAAATGTTTTATCAGCAGCTTGAAAAACATTACTTTCAACAATCTTTTCTTTGGTGTCTCTTGTTTCTTGAGTTTTCTTTTCTCCTCTTAATGTTTCTACAGCCTTTTTAACTCCACCTGGTTTATATTTTTCACCAGTTTCTTGTTCATATAGTTTAGCCTTCTCTTCTAAAATAGTTCCTGCTTGTGCTTCTTTACCAATTACTCCAGAAGTTACAACCTTTGTACCTTGTTTCAATAATTCTTTAGCAACACTTATAGTTTTAGTTGCAGCAGGAATCTTTGCTGATCTAAGTAAATCAGTAGCAGCTTTATGTAGCTTACTAGGATCTTGTAATATATCTGGAGCTCCACCTTGTTTTCTAAGTTCTAATATCAAAGACTTTTCTTGTCCTGTTAATTTGTCCCATCTTTGTACTAATGTTTTATCACTTGAAATTTGTGAAGCAATATCATGTCTAGGAATTTCACCAATAGTTTTACCAGACTTATCTAAAACTGGTTCTTTATATTTTGCATACTCAGTAAGCTGAGGCATCTTTGCTTTATTTCCTAATTGACTTACACCATAAGCAGTAGCATTTAATCCAGCTCCTAATACTGCACCAACAGCAGCTCCAGTAGCAATTTCTTTTGCTCCTTTATCTTCAACAGCAGCACCAGCCCCACCTAATACTCCACCGCCAGCAGCACCTTTCAATGCAGCACCAGCCAAGCTAGCACTCTTACCAGCAGGAGCAGCAACCATAGCAGCAGTGCCAACAGCCTCACCAATAACTTGCTTTGGACTTTTTGCTGTACCAGGAGAAATCTCTTTTAAATTTTCTGGTGTTAATAATTCTTCATCAACTAACATTTGAAACTCAGGAGTAAAAGTAAAAGCAGCACCACCTAATGTTTCACCAAACTTTCTAGGAAAATAAGTTCCAGCTTTAGCAATACCAGTAGCAACATTAGGAATTTGTTGTGTAAATATATCTTTATAAATATGACTAAAATCTTTAGCAACTCCACTCATGTTATCAATGAGTTCACCAGTAGCTTTGTTCTGTGAGTCTGCACCCTTCTCTACTCCTTCACCTACAAAACTTGCTAAGTCTCTTACACCAGTAACTAAGTCTTGAGCTTTCTCTTTATAAAAATTAGGAATTTCTTTAGTGTATACTTCCTTTAATTTTTGACGGTTCTCAAGAGCTTCCTCTTTTGTAGTAGTAGGATTAAATGCTTCATTAATAAATTTTTTAAAAAAATCTTTCACTCCCATATATTTAAAATAATTTCTTAAGTAAGTTATTAAACCAACCTTGGCTTTCTTCTTCTTCTGGTTCTTGTGGTGGTTCTGGTTGAGTTGGTTGTGGAGTTGTACCACCAAACGATTCAGTAATATCTGTTAATGATGGTTGCAATCCTGGTGCTCCTGTTTCTTTTAATATGTCAGTAAAATCTTGTTGTGGTTGTTCTTCAGGTGCTAACGGAATCTCTGGTCCTTGATCCATTACTAACTCTTCTTCTTCTTCAAGATCTTTTAATTCTAAAGGTAATCCAGTTTGAGTAACATTAGATGCTGGCACTTGAAAATATGCTCCAGGTAATTCTTTTACTTTAGTAAATCCTTCTGCATATCCCCATGACTCTGCTATTTCTTTCCATCCTTCAACTTGTGGAAGAGGTCTCATTGCATCACCATCAAGATAATATAATTTATCTTCATTATCTTTAAACCAACTACCAGCAACAGGAAGTCCACTTACATCAGCAGCTTTATCTATATACATTTGATCGTATACAGCTTTTTGTTCAATGGTACTAGCCTTGTAAACTGATGGATGTTTATGTGCCATTAAAGCTTTAAACTCTTCTTCATTTGGTTTAACATTTAAATCAATTACAACTGGTTGTACAGTTCCATCTGGATATTCAACTGGTCCATATAAAATATTTCCCTCTTCATCAAACTCCCCCTTGAAAGACATATTATTAGGACCCTTTAAATGAATTGTTCTTTGAGTTTTTTCTTGTTGTAAATATTGAGCAGCTTCTGGATTTACAATTTCTTTTGATTCTTCAACTAAATAAAAAGTATTGTTTCCAGTATAAGGATCAGCACCATAATAATAATCATAATCATCCATAGCTTCTATCTCAGCTACAGTAACTTGTTCATATCCATTCTCTGTCCAAATATCAATAGCAGTATTTTCTTTATCAATATTTTCTACAATCTTTCCATTCTCATCTACATTAATAGAATCAATATAAGACATAAACTCAACTCCATCTTTTGTAGTATGACTTACTAAATTACTTTTTCTATCCCATAAAGCTCTAGCATTATCTTCTAATACATAACTACTTTTACTATCATCTTTAAAAACACTATCAGTTGTCTCATCATATTCTGGATTATATCCATACATAGCAAGACCATCTGATAAAGTTTTCTCTTGTTTCTCAATCCAATTCTGAACTTCCTTTGGAGCATCTTCAGCTCTAGCTTGAAGAACAGGATTGTTTTCCATATTAACAACCTCACCAATAAAAGCTTTATACTCTTCAAGTTTTTTAATTACTTCTGTATCTCTTTGAGCACCAGACACATATCCCAATCTATAAGCAGTATTAAGATCAGCAAGATCTTTTGTGATCTCATTCATCTGTGCTACATAATTTTTTTCAAATTCACTAAAGGCAGCAGCCCTTGCTTTAGAACCTCCGCCACCACCACCGCCACCACGACTAGGTGGAAATATTACAGTTTCATATTGCATTATACGACGAAGTCTAGCTAACTCAGCATTAGCATCTGATACTCCAACTCTTTTAGTATTATCATAGGGAGCTCCTGGTTTTGTAAAATATCTTCGTACAGCCATATATTATAATTTTAATTGTTGTAACTCTAACTGAGAAAGACCAGCCGTACCAGGTTTCCATTCTTCAAACTTAAATTCTGGAAGTTCAACCTTCTTCAATCCAGATAACCAATCTTCATACTTGGTAGTATAGTCAGCCATCTTTTTACGAGATGCTTCATATTCTTCAAAGCTAGCTCTATCAGCTTGGTATTTACTTTTAACATCTTGAAATTCTTTTTCTTTACTAGAATAAGACCGAGCTCCACCTTCTTGAACAGATTGGATTCTTTTCTCCTGCTCTTTAGTAAATTCTTTAAATCTTTTTTCTCCCATTTCTGTTTCAATATCTGTAAGTCTTTCACCAAGTTGTTTTGTAATAAAATCTCCAGTACCCCAGCTACCACGAGATTGCCATTTAAGAATTTTCTCTCTAACAACATTAGCCTTAACTTCACCACGTTGATATTGATTAGTAAGATCACTAATTTTTCTATTAAACGCATCATTCAAATAACTATTGCTTTCACCCTGTACTTCTCTAGTTACATAATCTTTATACTCTTCACCAATTTTAACTGTTGCTTTATCACCAAAGTATTTATCTCTAATCTCTTTCATCTTTTCTACATAATCTTTTGGATGTATTTTTCCATTTAATAATTGTTTCTTCCATTTACCTAATTGGTTTTTAAATGTAGCTACACCTTTATCACCTTGAAGCTCAGCAACATATCCATCAATCTTATCAATCAAATCACCACGCTTAGAGAAAGCAGTTTTTTCTTTCATACCATTCAAGCCTTTAATAAACTTCTTCATGCCTTTAGCAGTTTGATTCTTTTGATAAGCATCTCTCAATTTATTATATTGATTATCAAATTGAAATCCAACTTTAACTTCAACCATTCTTGAAACTTCATCACTAATCTTTTTATATTCATCACTCTTTGGATCAGAATATTTTTCATTTTTTAATAATTCTTTTAAATCAGCAATATATCCTTTAGCATTTCTAACAGGACCAGAATCATACTCATGGTTATTATATTTTCTAAGCATGTCAGCCATGTCATTGTTAATTCCTTTGGTAATCTCATCACCTTTAGCATCAGCAATCATAGCTTCTAATGCTGGTTTGAAATAACTGTCATATAATCCAGGATTATCTTCTGCTAATTTATCTCGTACTGCTACAAGCTCATCAACATATTCTTCATAGTTAATATCTTTAGAAGCATATCTATTTTTAATATCATCAATCTGAGCCTGCATTTCTTTTTTAATATTAGTCCCAGTAACTTTAGCAACCATGTCATCCATTTTATTTGAATAAGTTGGAATATTCATCAACGATCCATATCCATAAGCCTCAGCATTATTCTGCATATCTTCCAACGCAGCTTGATACTGAGCATCAGTATATGCACCAGTAGCATATTTGTTTTGTATCTCTGCCATCTTAGAATTAAATAAATCTTCCATCTCATCTCGTCCACTACTAGCAAGTACAGAATCTTTCTTATCTTGAAACTCAATTGCATCTAAGAAATCATATTCACCTTTATCATAAATTCCTTCAACTGCTTCCTGGTACTCAGCTTGAGTAATCTCACCAAGAGTCAATTGATTATTTAAGTCAGCCATCTCAGAATTGTACTGAGCTTCTTCAAGATTACCTTCTTGTTCAGCAATAATACTATTAAGTTCAAAAGAGAAAATAGAATCTTCCCCATATTCTTCTTTCAAAGTATTCAAAGCACTTAGATATGTTTCTTTATTTTTATGTTTTGCAAAATCATTCTTCACATCTTGTAAGGCAGTTTCAAATTCCTTGCTCAAAGTCTTTCTACGTTGAGGAGAAATTAATGAATCAAGTTGAAAAGAAAATTCTGAGTCAGCACCAAACTCTTCTTTCATTGCTTCTAGTTGATCTAAGTAAGCCTGATCGTCTTGGCTTTCTGCATAACTATTTTTAGCTGACTGTAATGTTTCAGTAAATACTCTCTCTTGAATTTGTCTATAATACTTTCCAGCCTCTAATTCATATTCAAGTTTCTTATCTGGATTTGGTTCACCTTCCATCAAAGTAACTAGGTTAGCATGAAACTCTTCATCAGTAATCTCATGGCGAGCAAAAGAAATTCTATACTCAGCTTCACTTCTGTCTCTTCCAATCTGACGATTCATTTCTTGTTGAGCTGTAATCTGTCCTTGTATTCTAATCTGTTCAATCGGATCTCGCTCACTGTCTAATCTAGTTTCCAATTCTGTTAAATAAGTTTGTCCTGCTTCTAATTGATCCACTCCATTTTTAAATGCAATATCTTGAGTAAGACTTTCCATATCACTGTTAAGATTTTCAATCTCATATTCTTGTCCAGTAATATTAAGTTCCATTTCTGATCTCTCTTCATCAGTATAGAAAGCAGCACCTTCACCATTCATGTAGTCCATTCTGGAATTTAAATAATCCAAATATTCTTGAGCAGTCAAATAATTATTTTTGTAATCCAACATTGCTCTTTGCATTTCATCACGATCATCTTGTTCATTCATTCTCTTTTCAATTCCAAATATTTCCTCAGCCATATTATAATATTTGGTTGAGCCTTCAGTGTATCCTTCTATTTGTTCTTGACGAATACCAAGAAGTTCCTCGTCATTCATTTGACCAGTCTTATATCTAAACTGAATATCAATTTCTTCTTTCTCTTGTTCTACTTCCTGTGACTTATTTAAAATCTCCTGATGCTTTGCAGATCCTTTAAAGTACCATTTATTTTTTTCTTCTAAATATTCAAGTTGGTCATCATAAGTAGCAGTGCCTTCTTCAATTCTAAACTCCATCTCCAGGTCTTTCTTTCTTTCTTCTTCAGCTCTCCGTCGTGCCATAAGAGCCAAGAAACCAGAGAGGTTCCCTGTTGATACACTATCTCCTACTGTTTTTTCTTTTAGTCTTGCCATATTTATTCTTCTTTAGGACCTGGCACTGGTTGTTGATAAGAACCACCTGCTGCTCCTGGTTGAGCCATTGGCTGTGGTACATTTTGCATATTAGGCGGAAGATTTGGAGCTTCACTTCCAGCGGCAGTTGGTTGTCCAGGAAGTGGTGCTGCACCTTCTTGCACTGGAGCTTTCATCTGTGCCAACTGTTGTTGAGTTTGACTGAATTGCATGTACGCTTGAAGTTTCTGCATAGCAATCTCAGGATTGTAGTAAGGATTATTTTTCTCTCTAGCAATTTCAATTCTCTCATCTTGAGGAGAAGTAATGCCAAGTTTTTCCATTGCAGAATAATCACTCATCAAGCCAGCATTCTTTTGATTAATTATATTTGTCATAAAGATTGATTCATCTCGTGGTGCTCTTTCACCCCACTCAAGTTTAACTTCGTAATGTCCTTGAACAATATCTTTTCCTCCGTCTTGGTGATTCTCAATCAAGACCATCATGTCTTTCCATTGCTTCCTGAATTGTGTTCCAAGATTATAACTCCAGCTCTGAATCTTTTTAATCGTAGATTGAAATGAAGTTGTAAGTGCTACACCAGTTGCAAGACTTGCATCAATCACTCCATACGCAATTGCTGGCATACCCATCACATCATCAAATGCTTTGTTCAATAATCTGATATGTTCTGATACAGGATAAATTCTTCCAGACCATTCTAAAAATTTCATATCGCCACCTTCTTGGATCGGAATAATTTTTGGTCCTTGAGGAGATCCTATAATATCATTTGGATCTTGTCCTGAGTTCATATCTAAAATCCAAGGTGAAGCATACATGTGAATTATATCTGCCTCATCTGAAAGTCGTTCATTAATTTCTTTTTGAATAGTTACTGCTGGTGCCATGAAAGAAGTTCCATATGGTTCGTTTGGCACTTCAATTGTCTTCGCATGATAAACAGGAAACGGATCTTTAATCTCTTCGTCTTTCACAACTATCTCACCAACCATTACAATGTTTCTACATTTTGGTTTTGTCATTCCCTTCTTATCAACTGAAGAAAGATCTTGCCAATAATCATAGACATTCACCATGTCTTGATCTGTTACAGGAACATGCTCACCATATTTTGGTTGCTCTGCTATTAAGTCATCCAACATTCCATCAACATTTAATCCGCCATCTTCAATCGGACGTTTTGCTGTTTCAAGATCAACTTGACTACAATTTATTACTCCAGCTAATTCTGAATATGAATCATCTTTAAACCAAGCTCGGACCTTATAAGGATCTAGTCTTCGGATTTTAATTCTATTAATTTGTGGATCCCAATACTGTTGCCAGAACGCATCACCAAAAATTGCTCCGTCTAATGTGAAGTGTCTAGTTACAGTTTTAAAATCATTCTCCTCATACAAAACAATTCTCCCCATCTTTTCAATAATGTCTACTCGTTCAGCTTCGGGAGAATCTTTAATAGGATTTTGTGCCTGCTCTTCGTAGCTCTCAAGAGTATCACCCATTGTCTTTGGTTTGGGCACATGAAATTCTAATTGTTCAATAGATAAAAATTGATGGAACTTCTCTGTGGCTGGTCCACATTTGTTATAAGTAATCTGAGCCATACCGTCTGGTCTTTCCCCAGCATATAACAAACCATAATCAGACCTGCTCCTAACGTAGGTATCAGATTGATCGTAAATTTGATTGCCCCATTGTTTCCCTTTGAAATAATTTTGGAGCATGCGGTAACGAACTAATCTGGACGCTGAATCCGCATCATATTTTTTGAAGGTCTCTTGTACAAGTTCTCTGGCCTCTTTATTCTCTGGCGATTCACCTTTAACAAAAGACTTGAGTGATGAAAGCATTTCACTAGCCATATAGTATTATTAATATAATTATATATATACCTTTATTTAAAGATTTAATTAAATAGTTGTCAACTTCTGTTACTAGGTTTCATAGGGAGATACCGTTGGTCTGACGCCATATAGCGAAACCACCCTAGGTTTTGCCAGTGGAGGATGCCTGTCAATATGATAAATAGCCATTGCCAAAGACATGACATGGTCTTGTTCTATCTTCGCATCATCTAATTTATACCAACCCAATTGCTCCTCTAATTCGGGGATATAATAGCTCCTTAACTTTCCAAACTCTGGATTATTATCTACAGCTTTTCCCTGTTCATCAAATTCATAATCCCTTTTGTAAGTCAGTGCTTGCTTCAACAAGTATAGCGCATCTTCTTTTGTCTTACCATGAAAATCAAAATGAATAGGTTTAAGATCCCTTAACAGTTTTGCAATTATATTTCCTCCCATAGCATTTGTATCCATTATGATCGGACATCTAAAATGTTCTTTTATTTCTCGGACGTAGGCAAAGATCTTCCAAGGATCAGCATTACGTTCCTGGAAATGAAATAACATCTTGTAAGGAATTTGAGAGTAATCAATTACATATCCAACGGATGGATCTCCTTCTTCTGCAAAGCCCCAATCAATTGAGAAGATTCTTTTGTTAGCCTCCATTGCATTGAACTTTGGTAGCCCTTGATCTGGCAACATAATTGTTCTATCCCAGATCCTTTCTACTTCCGCACTTGTAAACATCTTTCCACCCGTTGCTACAAAGTCCCCATAAAAAACCTGTCTAAAAAGGTGAGGGTATTTTATTTTATATTCTTGTTTCTCTGCTTCTACATTTTCTTTGTTCAAATAAATATTATCTTCCATTACACCTTTGATTGTAAAATATCCATCTTCGTATTTATCTCCCAGTCTTGCTATATGAAAATGAAATTGAAATGATTTGGATTCTGAACTGGGAGTACCAAGTAGATCTAATGGGCCATGTAAATCAATTAAACGAGAACTCATTCTCGGTATCTCTAACTTCAATCTATCTGCTTCGGAACACTCATCAAAACTTCCGTAGCCATAGTTTGATCCCTGAATAGCAGTAGCACCCTTGGTATCATTACCCAATGTTGCACATCTAAATCTTCTGTTATCTGCCATGTTAATTGTTCGGGTGTTCTTGTTGTGGGATTTGTAGAGAAATCCTATGCGACAAGTATTCTGCTTTCCGTGTTGTAAGAACTTTGATTGCAGAATGTCCATGATGAACTCGTAGCACGCCATAGCCTGTTCTGAAACAGGGGATATATTAAACGTTTGGTATCTAGTCTTTGAGAAGTATTGTGCATCTACGTCTAAACCTATTTTATAAAACAGCATGTAAATATGCTTTACTGCTGCTGTCATTGTCTTACCCCATCTATTGGATGGTACTAATATCCACGAGTTACACTTGTCAGAATAAATATATTCTAAAACTTGTTCCCAGTTATCTGGATACTTTTTCTTTACAATCGGTGTTGCTTGTTCCTTTTGGGTCTTAGTTGATCCCCAGAGGAATAGCTTTTGTCCGTCATGTAATTCTAGTCCTAGAAAATACTTAGAAAAAAAGACAGGATCATTCCTGCCCTTTATCAAGTTCTTTAGGACTTCCTTCTGTTGTAACTCTCTCTTGCCCAAGCTCATTGTCTATATTTGTTTCTTTTAATTTTCCAGCTAATGCTCCTGAGACTAATAATTCAAATTTGCTCTCTGCTCGCTCGTCTTCATTACTTTTGAGATCTAGTTCACGATCCTTCTGTTTTAATCGCTCAGTGTCCATTTTGAGCCCTACAGCGTCCTTCAGGTTTATACCCTTCCTCGCTTCTGGGTCTTGTAGCTTCTCACCTGCTAATTTGTCTACTTGGTTGTAGAGGGCTTGTCTAGTCATCTCATCTTCTACGCCTTGCTGGAGTGCACCTTGTACAACTGTTTGTACTGCTTCTCTTTTTTGTTTGTTCCAGGCTCTTTTCCAGGATTTGTAGGAATTGATGTTTATATCTGGATCTAGAGGAATCACGAACCTACGCCAGATCTCCTCTGAGTTTAACGTGTTGTGTTCTTCTGTTGCTTGGAGGATCTTCTCAAACTTCGGGGACTTACAAACTTTGAACCTTCCGTTGTAGATATTCTCCATATATTTTGTAATAACTATGTAAAAATGAATAAAACAATTTTATTTTAACACCTGAGGTCTTATGCTGTTTAATTATTGTATGACATGCCTCCCTAAAACTAAAGGCCTTTAATGACATGGTGCTTTCCATATCACTATCACTATTAATAAGCCCATAAGTTATATAATATCTATATCTCCTTTTGCATTTACAAAGCTTGTAGTAATGCTCCGGGTTTTTATTTTTATCAAAAGTATAAAAGCCTAGCTCTTTCTGCTTCTTGTCGCATACATCACAATATTCTTGGTTTGATACTTCTGTCATAATTACAGTTTACTTGCTAACTAGTTACAGTGTCAATAGGTTTCCAGTATTTTTTCATTATAGTGGGGTAGATTACTTACACTATCCAAGTTTCGCTTTAACACTATGCCCTCTTAAAACTGAAAATTAGATATCACCTATGTGTCGTAGAGTGTATATTGTACGACACTACTGGGATACTGGGCTAAGGCTAGAGGATTTTGGGAGAAAATGTTTTTATTTGTACCAGTATTGTAGTTTTTTGGAGGCATGTCCTGTGGTTTATGTGCGATACGGGGGGTTCACTTGTGTAAATGGGTAGAAAAGGGAATGAAAAGACGAAAGGGGAGAGTTGGGTATTCTACCCCATAACACAATACATGCGCCGTCTCCACACCTGCGACGGCTCTACCCCATAACATCTAACACCCGTGATCTACCCACGTTCAAATCGCGTGGCTTGCATATCACCAATCAATCCTCCTTTAAGAGTAACATAGGTATAATTAATAAGTATTAGTTACCTAGGTAATAGTAACTAAATAAATATACTACTAATACATAATAACAGGTAACAGTATACTATAACTAGTAATCTAGTTACTTAGTAATTAGTTACCTAGTTACCTAGTAACTGTATTAGGTAGTATTTAATTAATGACGCCAGAGTACAAGGTACAATAGTAACAGGTAACATAGGTACAATGTAACAGTGGCAATGAGTATAGGTACCAGTACATATATACCTATGTACTTGAGTACCAATAGTAGCTTTTGTAACATATATACATAGTACCTATATATGGGGGGAGACGTCAAGTAGAGGATTTATGCAATTGTCAACCATAACTGTCAGCCAAACAAAAAACCCCTAGAGGAGGAGTAAGGGGTTTCTTGGTTTGTGTGTGTAGATTCCCGAAATAGGCGGGAGGCTGGACTGTTCCAGTCCTTAATATAATAATATTAATTATTATAAGGCTACAACAACAATCATACATCAGCCATTTTTATTAGTCAATACACAAAGGGATAACAACTTATCCACATGCACTGTTTGACAAAAGGATAACAAAGGTATAACATAAAGAGTAGAGAATAAACAACTAAAATAAAAACAAATGAAAGAAGAAACAAAAAATCACATCGGAGCAGTAATAGTATTAATATGCTTGTTGCTCTCCGGGCTAGGGAATTAATAAACTAATAAAAAAAACTATGAAAAATTATAATGTAATTGTAAATGTAAACCTTGAATATAAGGTTGGTGCTGAAGATGAAGATGAGGCTAGAGAAATTGTTAACAGTGTGGAGCTTCCTAAAGAATATGTAGAGGACAGCTTTGAGTTTGTAAAAGCAATAGAAGAAGAAAAACCAGCAGTTTAATAAAATAAAAACAAAAACTATGAGCAACGAAGACATTACAAACGGATGTCCTAATTGTGGAAGCATAAACACTTGGCATAATTCTAGTGATGAGTTGCAATGTGATAATTGTGGATATAGTGAGACAGAATAATCAATAATTCTCTACACATTTGGGTGGATAACCCTTGCGTATCTAGGATACTCCCGTGGTTATCTGCCTAGATGTAATTAAAACAACTAATTAATCGTCTGCTCTGGCTCGTAATGGAGGAATGATAGAGGTGAATACAAAGCCAACAGCGTCCTTTATCACGGTCGGAGTGGACATTAAGATAAAACCATGAACAATAAAATAATAATCACAATACTCGTAGTCATTATAGTTATACTAAGCTATTTATTGTCTTTCTTTAAAGCAAATCCAAGTGAAGAGTCATGTATAGAATATATAAATACTGTTCAAGCAATAGACCTAGACGAGGACGAGATAAAGGAAATAGAGTATCAACAATATTTAAAAGCTAATACTAAATAAAACTATGAACATTAATCAAATAGCCGATATGTTCTTTGAAGGGAACAAGATACTTGGCAAACAACTAAGACTAGATCAAGAAGATGAACACACAAGGTCTAAGCGTAAAGATTTAGCAGACTTTCTTGGTTGTGATAGCTTCATGGACCCAGACATTTACACTAAGAAGCAGATAGAAATGAAGTGGTACCTAGAGTTTCAACATGACTATGAAGATGAATATCCATTACCTTTTTAATAAAGATTTTGAAGATAATGCTGATAATTATTGTTATGAGTGTGGTTGTCCAATAAAAAATAATAAACATTTTTGTAATAGAAAATGTGCAAGACAATATTTTAGAAATTATTATACTGAAAAAGAAGCATTAACAGCTTTAGCAAATCAGACAAAAGCAAGAAAAAAAAGAAAAGAAAAATGTTTTATAAAAGAAGAAGTAGAAGAAGATAAAAATTTACCTGAGATGACAATGGTAGAATTAGCTAATAAAGTAATAAAAGACAAAAAAGAACTAAATAAATTTATAAACAAAACATTAGAAATATATGGTGTGAAACCAAAAACAACAAAGAAAAAGTTTAATAAAAAACTAAACAGTTAATAACTATGAACAATAAACAAGAAGACTTAAAAGAATTTACCATTAGTCTTTTGATACACTGTATTCACCGAGACCTAAAAGAGTTAGAACAATGGGTCGGAGACGACCCAACCGATACCGAAACTAAACATAAGCTCTTAAAAATAGAGGAGCAATTAGATAACGTATTTAAAAAAGTAAACTAAACACATGACTAAACTATCAAACCAGAGACGTAACAATCTCATGGACGCAGACAAGAACCAGAAGAACAGAAAGGACTTTAAGATTGAGGACTTGCATGACCCAATCAAATGCTATAACTGTGGAGATGAGATTCAAATAGATAAAAAGTATTGGCAAGTACCAGTAGTTGAGAGTCCGAAGGACACACCACATACAGTTCAGTTTTGTGAGGAATGTATTGGTACAGTAGACAAAGATATAATTGAGGACGTGGTTGATGACTATTTTTTAGTGCATTGAAAAACAAAACTAAACAAATAATAAAAACTATGAAACAAAAAACAAAAACAAAAAAAGGAAGAGAGGAAATTAGAATTTGGGTAGTAGCAATCGGTGCATTAATATTCTTCATGGTATTCATGGGGTTATGCGATTACTACATGACCAAGGATGCAACACAAGTAACACCAGAAACTAGACGACAAGAAAAAGAAGAAGAACTACAAGACATGATTAAAGATTTAGAGTCAGATGCAGGTACAGATGACAAAATATGTAGTCTAAACACAGTATTTTGCGACACTAAGGAATTGGCTTCTAACGAGAGCAACCCTGAAACCAAACAATTGCCCACAGTAGGGCTAAAAACGCAGGAGAACGTAGATTTAGGTCAATTAGATACCCTCCACAGCACAGTTAGAGAGACTAGTGCTTATACCAGCACAGTTGGACAGACAGACAGCACACCATGTATTTCTGCATCGGGAGATGACATCTGTAAGTTGTATGACCAAGGAGTAAAAGTTGTGGCTTCTAACGCTTTCCCGATTGGTACGAAGGTAATGGTGGAGGGATACGGGGAGGCCATAGTTCTGGACAGAATGAATAGTAGATATCAGAATGCAGTTGATATATATTTTGGATACGATACACAGAGAGCATTGGAATGGGGTAGAAGGAATGTAAGAGTTTATATAATATGACTGTTCGCCACCTAAGGTAGTGAACTGCCTGCCATCCTCGGATCAACCAAGAACAGCAGGCAGCTATCTGAAGAAGCCAGCTCATCACACAAATTCCCAGCGGAGTATATTGTCCTCACGAACTAGTTGCATGAGCCGCAGCTCATCCGTTCGCAAGTCTCGTACTCGTTGCCAGTATTTGCCCTGTGAATGCCAGATCTTCAGAACCAACAGTCCTCTTAACATGGGACACCTCCTGTAAACTAACTAAATAATATATAATATAAATAGTCAACTAATATGTTAAATAACTAATATAATATTATGAAAGAATGAAATATTTAAGTTTATTTTCTGGTATCGGAGGATTTGAACTAGGAATAGAACAAGTTTATGAAGATAATAAAATTAGGGAACATTTATCCAAGCAAAGGACAGGCAGGAGTAGTAGTTCATCCGTTGGGGATAAGCCCAACGATAGCCTTCGGAAAAAGGGGGGGGCTAGCAAACATGCCGATTGTATTGGTTACTCCGAAATTGACAAGTACGCAGTCCAAGTCTACGAAAAACATTTTAACCACAAAAATTATGGAGACATCACAAAAATTAATGCAGAGGAATTACCCGACTTTGATTTCTTATGTGGAGGCTTCCCTTGCCAAGCGTTCTCTATTGCAGGAAAAAGACGAGGATTTGAAGACACTAGAGGAACTCTCTTCTTTGATATCGCCAGAAT